AGCCGTTGTAGTGGTTGCTAACGGCGGTATACTTTTAAAAGCAGAAGCTAACCCTTACATGATGACAGATCGTCCTGTTGTTGCTTTTCCTTGGGACGTAGTACCTGGTCGTTTCTGGGGTCGTGGTGTATGTGAAAAAGGCTATAACAGCCAGAAAGCTCTTGACACTGAGTTACGTGCAAGAATTGACGCATTAAGTCTCACCATTCATCCTATGATGGCTATTGACGCTACACGTTTACCACGTGGTGCAAAACCAGAAATACGTCCTGGCAAGATGATTCTGACTAACGGAGATCCACGTGAAGTTTTACAACCCTTTAACTTTGGTCAAGTTAATCAAATTACTTTTGCTCAAGCAGGAGCCTTGCAGCAAATGGTACAACAAGCAACAGGAGCCGTTGACTCAGCAGGAATTGCAGGTCAGGTTAACGGCGAGGCTACTGCCGCTGGCATTAGTATGTCTCTTGGCGCTGTTATTAAACGTCATAAACGCACCCTGATTAACTTCCAACAATCTTTCTTGATTCCTTTTGTTAAGAAAGCAGCCTATAGGTACATGCAATTTGACCCCGAAAATTATCCCGTCGCTGATTATAAATTTAACGCTAGTAGTACTTTGGGTATTATTGCAAGAGAGTATGAAGTAACTCAACTTGTACAGCTACTACAAACAATGGGTCAGGACTCACCTCTATACAGTACCCTTATAGAGTCCGTTATTGACAATATGAACTTGTCTAACCGTGAAGAGCTTCTTGCAGCTATGCAACAAGCATCGCAGCCTAATCCTCAAGCACAACAGATGCAACAACAAGCGCAACAAGCGCAAATGCAGTTCCAGCAGTCACAAACTGCAGCACTATCTGCTCAAGCGCAAGAGTCACAAGCACGTGCTGCTAAGTTGGCTGCAGAAGCTGCTGTTGTACCTCAAGAGCTAGAAATAGACAAGATTAATGCTATTACTCGTAACCTGCGTGAAGGTGACGCTGAGGACAAAGAGTTTGAACGTCGTCTCAAAGTTGCTGAAACGCTTATCAAAGAAAAAGCAATAGACCAAAAAGGACAATCTAATGCTAATGACACAACGCGAAATGCAAACCCTGCTAGACCAAGTCAACAGCCACTTCAAGGGAACGTTCCAGCGCCTAGCGGATCTGGAGAAGAAAGTGGAGGAATTATCTAATGCCAGCAAAGAAAGACCCAAGACTAGCACGAGCAGGAGTAAGCGGGTTCAACAAACCAAAGCGGACGCCTAATCACCCCAAGAAGTCTCACGTAGTTGTTGCTAAAGAAGGCGACAAGGTAAAGACTATACGCTTTGGTCAACAAGGTAAGACAGGCGACAAAACAATGACTAAAAGAGCTAAGTCGTTCAAAGCAAGACACGCTAAGAACATAGCTAAAGGTAAGATGTCAGCTGCATTTTGGGCTAACAAAACTAAATGGTAAGGAGACTATTATGCCAATGGTAAACGGAAAAAAGTACGCGTACACAACAGAAGGTAAAAAGAAAGCTGCTGCAGCACGTAAGAAAAAACCAGCTACTAAAAAGAAAACTACAGTACGGAGCTACAAATAGTGCCTAAGACAGGTCTTTACGCAAACATACAAGCTAAGCGTAAGCGCATAAAGGCAGGTTCTGGTGAAACAATGCGTAAACCAGGAACCAAGGGTGCACCTACAGCAAAAGCATTTAAGAAAGCTGCAAAGACAGCTAAGAAGCCTACTAGAAAAGCATAGGAGCCTATGTGAGTTACGAAACTAAAGTAAAGCAAGCTTTAGATATATGTTTAAACAATAACTACTTCAAAGGGAACGACAAAGAAACAGCCATAGTAATGTACTCAGGTGGTATGGACAGTGTGTCATTACTATGGAATCTTTTGGAGCATACAGAACAGGACATACACGTACACTCAATACACATAGACAACTCTGAAGGGCGTTGTAAAGCAGAAGCAAAAGCCATAGAAAAAAGTATTAACTATATGAGGAAAAACCAAAGACCCTTTGAGTTTTCTTCTTCAGTGTACTCTTGGAAAGCTAAGTATCCAGGTGGTAAAGACATGGTACTTGCTTTATTTCAAGCTATGAGAGCTGCTTCTGGTTTAGGTAAGTCTTTTAACGTTGTTTACACGGGTGACTATAACATAGGCAGGGACGAAGGTGCTGAAGCGCAAGGTGTGTTAAATGCTTTGTGTACCACTAGACGTGTTAAGCCTATTTGGTTAGCACCCTTTGAACACATGACCTATGCGTCTGTAGAGCGTAGCAAAGGTATCTACTTAAGTATGCCTGAAGAGTTACGGGAGATGTACTGGTCCTGTAGACATCCTACAGATGCTCTTGATGGTTTTATTGTCTGTGGTAATTGCCATGCTTGTGAACGACAACAAGCTATGCAAGAAAGTATAAAAAAAGACTTGACAAACGACTAAAAATATGCTATAATATAACTATAGTTAAACATTAGAGGAAACTATGACTCCTGAGCTTGAAACTTATTTTAATAATTATAATGAACTCTTTAACCACGAAGGTTTCAAACAACTCATTCAAGAACTTTCTACTAACGCTACTCAGCTTGCTGATATACAAACAGTAAAAGATATAGAAGATCTTCATTATCGTAAAGGTCAAGTAGCAGCTTTTGCAACTGTAATTAATTTACAAAACACTATTACTGCTGCTAGAGACCAAGCTGAAGCAGAAGAAGAAGAACCTTTAGATGTTTAAGGTTTATGACTTCCGTTGCACTAACGGACATGTCTTTGAAAAATTCGTAAAGCCAGGTGTCACGACTAGTAGGTGTGGTTGTGGCGCTAACGCTAAACGATTGGTATCTGCCCCATCTTTCCATCTTGACGGTGCTTCTGGAGATTTTCCAGGTCAGCACATTAAATGGACTAGGGAACATGAGAAAGCAGGCCAAAACAAGAAATAGGAAGCCTCAAGGCTAACCCTACTCACATTAATCTCCATAACCATAATAAAAGGCGGAGCAGTTTAATATGTCAAGAGCGACAATTATTGACGAGCGTATTGAAGACGATACTACAACTAGTGATCTTGAACCTTCATCTTTAGATGAGCCAACTCAAGAAAAACCTAAACCAAGAGCTAAACCAGTAGAAGAAGACTTACCAGAGAAGTATCAAAATAAGTCAGTACAAGAAATTGTACAGATGCACCAAGAAGCTGAAAAGATGCTTGGTCGTCAATCTTCTGAGGTTGGTGATTTACGTAAAGTAGTAGATGACTTTATTCATACACAACTCGACCAACAAAAAACACCTGTTCAACAGTCCGTTGATGACGATGACGACATTGATTTCTTTACTGATCCTAAATCAGCCGTTAGTAAAGCTATTGAGAACCATCCTAAAATTAGAGAAGCGCAGGAATATACTGCTCAGTACAAGAAGCAAACCGCACTTGCACAGCTACAGTCAGAACATCCTGACATGCAAGATATCTTAGGTGACGCTAAATTTGCTGAGTGGATAAAAGCTTCTAAATATAGGACTCAGATGTTTGTAGCAGCAGATCAAGAATATGATTATGACGCTGCTAACGAGTTGTTCAGTCTTTGGAAAGAGCGTAACCAAATGGTTAAGCAAACTGCCAAAGTAGAACGAACAGCACGTAAACAATCTCTCAAAGCTGCAACGACCGGTACTGCTAGAGGATCAGCAGAGCGATCACGTAAGAAGACTTATCGTCGGGCTGACATTATTAAACTCATGCGAACCGACCCTGAACGATATCAGTCTATGTCAGACGAGATATTTAAAGCATACGCAGAGGGTCGAGTTAAGTAGCCTAATTATCAAGGAGATTTATCATGGCTAATGAAACCTCTGGTGCCTATTTTACAGCTAATGCTGTAGTAGACAAAACCGCTGCTGGTACTTTCGTCCCAGAAATTTGGAGTGACGAAGTCATTGCAGCATACCAAAAGAACCTTAAGCTTGCACCTCTTGTAAAGCGAATTGCTATGTCAGGTAAAAAGGGAGATGTTATTCATATTCCTAAGCCTACACGTGGTTCTGCTTCTGCAAAAGCTGAAGCTACTGCAGTAACTATTCAAGCAAACCTTGAGTCAGAACTGCAGATTTCTGTTGACCGTCACTTTGAGTACTCACGTCTCATTGAGGACATCGTAGAAGTACAGGCTCTCAACAGCCTGCGTCAGTTCTACACTGAAGATGCTGGCTACCAGCTTGCTCTTAAGGTAGACACAGACCTACACTCAGCAGGTACTGGTTTTGGTAATGGTGGTTCAATCGTGTACTCTGGTTCAGTAGCTCCTACTGACTATCAGCACACTGGTTGTTTCTTCAACGACAACGGCACAACTACTCAGTACACTGACGACACGCTTGTTTCTGGTGACGACTTTACTGACGCGTTCTTCCGTGACATGATCCAAAAGATGGACGACAACGATGTTCCTATGGAAAACCGTTGCCTTATCATCCCACCAGCGACTCGTAATGCTATCATGGGCATTGATCGCTATGTGTCTTCTGACTTCGTAAGTGGTCAGTCAGTTAACAGTGGCCTTATTGGTAACTTGTACGGTGTAGACATCTATGTGTCTTCTAACTGTGCAACTATCGAAGCTGCTGGCGACAACACTGCTGGAACAGTAGACACTCGTGCAGCACTCCTCTTCCACAAAGACGCAATCGTCATGGCAGAGCAAATGGCTGTACGTTCACAGACTCAGTACAAGCAAGAGTACCTCTCAACACTGTACACAGCAGACACGCTGTATGGTGTTCAGGTATATCGTCCTGAAGCTGGTTTCGTTCTCGCAGTACCTTCTGCATAAGAACGACAAAGGGGTCAGCAATGGCCCCTTTTATTTTCCCTCCTTCTTTTCTGCAATAGGAAACTCAGATGTCAAACTATTCCAAGACAACAGACTTTGAAGCGAAGGACTCGTTACCTACAGGCGACTCAGGAAAGATCATCCGTGGCGCTGACTTTGAAACTGAGTTCGATGCGATATCAACCGCTATTGCAACCAAAGCTGACACGGCTGGACCTACTTTTACTGGTACAGCTACATTTGCAACAATCTCTGACGGAACCATTGCTGTTACTGCATTCGTTGACGAAGACGATATGTCGTCCAACAGCGCAAATCTGGTTCCTACACAGCAGTCCGTAAAAGCGTACGTTGATGCCCAAGTTACTGCACAAGACCTAGACTTCCAGGCTGACTCAGGTGGTGCGTTAAGCATTGATTTAGACTCTGAGGCGCTGACATTTACCGGCGGTACAGGTGTTGACACATCTGGATCAGGCAATGCCGTAACCTTTGCTATCGACAGCACAGTAGCCACATTAACTGGCACTCAGACGCTTACTAATAAAACTCTCACGTCTCCTGACGTAAACACGCCAGACATTGACGGCGGTACTATTGACGGTACGGTTATTGGTGGTACTACTGCTGCCGCTGTCTCTGCTACTACTGTTTCTGCCACAGGTAACATTACTGTAGGCGGTACTGTAGACGGTCGAGACGTAGCTACAGACGGTACAAAGCTGGACGGTATTGAGGCTAGTGCTACAGCAGATCAAACAGCGGCAGAAATACGTACGCTTGTAGGCTCTGCTAGTGACTCCAATGTGTTTACCGACGCTGACCATTCTAAACTAGACGGCATAGAAGCTAGCGCAACTGCTGACCAAACAGCGGCAGAGATTAGAACATTAGTTGAGTCTGCTTCTGACTCTAACGTGTTCACAGATGCTGACCACACTAAGCTTAATGCTATTGAAGCTAGTGCTACTGCTGACCAGACTGATGCAGAAATCAGAGCCGCAGTAGAAGCGGCAACGGACTCCAATGTCTTTACGGACGCTGACCATACTAAGTTAAACGCTATCGAAGCCTCAGCAGACGTAACTGACACAGCTAATGTTACGGCCGCTGGTGCCTTGATGGACTCTGAGCTGACTAGCATTGCTTCGGTCAAAGCTCTGAACCAAGGCGTAGCTACTACAGACAGTCCTACCTTTGCTGGCCTTACGACTACGGCTAACGTGTCCTTCGGCGACAACGACAAGGCTATCTTCGGTGCTGGCTCTGACCTACAGATTTACCATGATGGGTCTAATAGTTACATCAGTGACCAAGGTACAGGCAATCTTGTTTTGCAGGGTTCAAACTCCCTAGTTCTAGAAGCGGCTGACGGAACTAACTACATAGCGGCTGATGATGGAGGCGCAGTTTTTATATATCATCCTGATGCAACCAATGGAGTCAAGATATCTACCACCTCTACAGGCATCGACGTTACGGGTACTGCTGTTACAGACGGCCTTACTTCTGCTGGTGATGCGGCAATCACAGGTAGCTCTTCAGGATCTACTGTATTAACGCTTACAAGTAATGCTTTGGCTGATACACCGCTTATGGTGTTTCAAAGATCAGGCGGAGCAGTAGCAGGTAAGTTAGCCTATGAAGACAGTAATACTGCAATGTCTTTTGGCACAACTACCGCACACGAGTTGAAATTTTTAACTAGCAACACGGAGCGTATGCAGATCGACTCTAGCGGTGCGGCTACGTTTACAGGCGTACTCACTGCCAACGCAGGTGTTACATCTTCTGGTACAGGCACGTTTGGTGTACTTACTGTTGATGATATAACTATTAATGGTTCTACGATTTCTGATAGTGGTGATTTTACACTTGATGTTGCAGGATTGATTGTCCTAGACGCTGATAACGTGGGTGCCGTACAGCTCAAAGATGGTGGGACATTGTACGGGACTTTCTCTAGAAGCACTAATGACCTTAACATTGCATCAAATATTTCAGATGCAGATATTACCTTTTCTGGAAGCGATGGTGGCTCGACCATCACAGCCCTCACCCTTGATATGTCAGCGGCAGGTGCGGCTACGTTTAATGCAGGTGTAACTGCTACAGGACTTACTGTAAATGCCAGTGGTGGACGGCAAAATATAAATACTGGACATTTACGCTTATCTAACGACTACAACCTTGAATGGGGAGGTGGGACTAACTTTATTAGAGGCAACAATTCTACTGGTGCTATGTCTTTAACTGCTACTGGAGACCTAACACTAGACGTTACAGGTAACACCGTTATTAACTCTGATGCGGGGGGTGTTTACTTCCTAGACGG